CTTATAGAGATAAAGATCCATTTCGGTTTCCCTTTCTTATGCTATCCGACTTGCTTTCGTGCAATTCAAGTGCGGGTGCCGCTGATGATTTTGTAAATCTGCCGCTCACTAAGATCAAACTGGAGGGCCAAGGCTTTGTAGTTACCGCCGTTGAAGAGAGCCCGGATTTCCCGATCCCGGGCATTGCGCCTTATGGATTCCCACTTGGGGATATACAGGTACTGCCCACTGCACAAGCGCGCAAGCTTAAGGAAAGCGTCCATTCCGAGATCCTCGGCAAGGTCACGGTATGCCTCGGGAATGTCGCTCATGGGGACTCCATTGACTTCTTCCGGTGCAGCCGATTTCTGCCAGGACACAGAAAAATACAAAACTTTCTTCGTAAAATTATGCTGTCGAATCGCATTCGCTGCGGCTAAATTGTCTTTCATAATCGGAGCCTCCTGTATCAATCAACCCGTGTAGGAGGCGTGCTTGGGTACGCATCTCCCGTAATGGTCTTGTACTGTGCCGATGTAATCAAGCCACAGCGAACGGCGTGCCACAGCTCGTTTTGATGATCGAGATCCGCTGTATACCCAGACTGCAGCGTGTTGAAATCAACTTTACGAATAGTCTGGATAACCCCGTCATCATCTGCAACCTGGACGCTGGCGTTGCTTTTGAAATGGTTGTCAGGCACCTTCGCAAGAATGCTGTGGTGTATTGTTGTATGGCCGCACATGATCCACTCTACTGCGCCATTCATGAGGCATGCAGAATCGCAGAAGTTTTTGCCATCAACAGTATACATAAACGTGGCATCACCGCCGCATGGCAGCTTGAATTCTGCGTAAGTTCTGGTGACGCTTGTCCCATCCTCTGTGTGCTGCGTAGAGATGCCGGAATATGTACCACTGCTGTGGGAAACAGCAACCACGGTGGTCTCGTCAGCTTCAATGCGGAGGATAACTTCCAAAGAAGAAGCCGCGGCATCGATCTTCCTGAAATTTTCATTCAGCACTTCAACGTCAACGTAGTCGGTGCTTGCAGGCAGTTTCAGGTTTAGCTTTTTTGTATTATCCATCTATCTCGCGCTCCCTCATTTCTTGCCAGGTCCGCGTTGAGGCCTGTCCCCATGTCAGCGCTCCTGCAGCTGACCACGTGTTGAAGATATACACATACGTCCATTCCAAATGGGCGGGCAGAATATCCCGCAGCGTCTGCGTCAGATCGTCCATATTGGGTGGAATACCCACTGTTCCAACAAACTTGATCTCCAGCTTATACTGTTCTGGATACTCCGTCACATCGACTGCTCCATTGGTAAAGCTGGCAGAAACATATTGCACCAGTTTCGGAGTCACGGTTCCTTGTCCAAGCAACTTGGCAACAACTCGCGATCTTCGGTCTAAGAGAGTTGCCTCTGAGTCGCTTGGCAATCCCAGTATCTTTTCATGCCGAGAGAGGAGCGTGGTTGATTCGGTAATATTGACCTGCCGTTCTAAGTCTTCAATCTGCCCGCGAAGTTGCTCCAGAAGAAAATCTTCAGCGTTAAGGGTATCCGCCATGTTTTCCATATCAATGATACGGCTAGGAAGCATTTGAATGTCACAAAGTTTCATTGATAATTACCTCCTGAAGCTGAAAAAACTCTCCAACTTCCGCTGAAATAGAGAGCTTTTCTCCGTTGATGGTGTAGGTATCAATGTCCTGAACACCGGGTGCGCTGAAAATTCGCTCGCCGATTTTGTAGTAGCTAAGAGGCGTGTTATCCTGAAAAGCAATGTTGTCCAAATATTCCCGAATATACTGCCCAATAGATTCCTTGGCCTCGGAAAATCCAAAGCCAGTTGCCATGACAATGCTAACTTCAATGGTGACAGGAATCGGCGTTGCCCCAACCACGGTTACTTTGGCACCGACAGGCCGGTTCTCCTCAATATAGTCCCTGACCGCCTGAAGTGTTTCCTCCGAGGGGACTCCTTTTTCATCCGATAATACGATGACCTTTACCGTTCCTCCCCCGTTCCAGCAGGGGACACACTTAGCATCTCCAACGTGGAGAACCTTCTTAGCCCAGTACACATAGTGATTCTTGTTTCCGCTGGTAAGAGGATTTTGAATTTTCTGGAGGATGCGGCCTCTAAAGGAAGAATCATCTTCCCCGGGCAAGCGAGTTTCATTGTAGTCAAGCGCCTTGCGGTCAAGGTACTCGCCTTCAGCTGTATCCAACAACACATGATCTGGAATCGGCTGAATCTCCATCATGAATATTCTGGCCAATTCTTGTGAAACCGCCTGTAAATTATCCATGGTAAAGCTACCTTCTATTTTGCTGACCGGGTTCTTCAGGCAATCCATCATACGCTTAAGAATTGCATCGCTGGTGAATTCCATTAAACTGATACCCCCTTGGATTCCCATGTATAGTGCACTCTCCCGTACACAGTCTCGCAGTCAAACTCAACTGTCATTCCGCTTTTAGTCCTTGTGAACAGGAAATTGCTTAATTCCACGATGTACGGATTTACCATGATAGCCTCAGTGATAAACCGTTTCAGTTCAGACTGTGCAATTTCATCATTCAGTGAGAGGCCAGGTAGCGTGTCAATCTCACTGCCAAAGGCTGCATCGTAGGCCGTATATCGAAACCGCGCTGTTGCCAAGGCTTTGAAAATCCAAATGCGGAGGGCTTCGTTGCCCTCCACCAAGTAGGTGTTCCCGTCGCGGAGTAGCAGGCAGTTGTTTTCATAGTCATACGCATACTCCCGAAACATCGGGAGTGCCGTGGCGCTGGCCTCCGCTCTGGAGCGCGGCGTGATAAAAGGAAACACGCTCACGCTTTCTTCACCACCTTTTCAATCACATAGAAAGATGTCCCCTGCAGGAGAACCACCAGCTGATCTCTCGGCATCAGCGTGAAGGCGTTGTGGAACTCCTTCAGGAATGTACTCCATGAGGCAGGCATTGGAATATCGGAAAGGCGCTGGTCAACCCGGGTGATGGCATAGGCCGGATTGACATAAAGGTTCTTGGTCACGATCCTGTCATGGAGTTTGATGGAGAACGGCTCCACCGTAACAACTTCGGCCAGCATGATCCCCTGACCCTTTCCAGCCTGTTCTGCCTTCTTCAGTATTTCCTCGGCCATTTCTACGGCCCATCTGTCACCCATACGCATCCTCCTTCCTTTAGGTCGTTGGGATTTCTTTTTCGTCCATCAGATTGCTGAAGGCCAATGTCAACTGCATCTCGCTCTTGCTATTAGTGAATGTGTGGGAGTCACTCTCAATGTAGAACTTCCCATAAAGGCCACTGACCTTATCGTACACAATAATGGCATACCCACTCACGGCCCGACTGTCAGCTGGGACGCTGTTGACAGTTCCAGATTGCTCAAGGCCCTGCAGCATGGCCTTGGCCTCCGTGGCTGCGTCTTTTCCATCCTCCTGGGTATAGACGCGCTGCATGGTTCCAAATTGATCGCGGGCCGCTGCGTCCTCCACCGTGGACACGGTGTTCCCGTTCTTGTCGGTGATCTTCACATGGTTTACCATGTTCTGCGCTGACGCCTTATAGCTGGCATCCTCCAGGTTGTAGTCACCGCTCAAAATGACGCCGCACAGCTGCCCTTTCTCAATCACATGAACCTCGGTGATGTTCTTGATCAGGGGGATGTACTTCTTCCCGGTGGTTTTCGCAGCCTGGGTGTACGCCATCATAATGGCCTCATACCCAGGCTTCCCTAGGGCCGGGAAATAAACCTGGACGCCGGTGGCCGCAGCTGCGCCCAATGTGATGCCCAAGTCCTCGCATACCAGCGCGGCGCATCCCTCTGCCGTGGTGTCCACGATCCGGCTGATCTCGTTTTGCTGGACATAGAACATGAAGTCGAAGGCGGTGTAAGTGAAGGCGTTTGATTTGGAGGATTTATCCACATCGAGGATCTTCCCGCCAAAAAGCGCAACGCCATCTTCCTCCAGCAGAACCAGGTCACCTTCTGAAACGGTCACTTTTGGCAAAAAGCGGTCAGAGGCCCGCTGGGCGATGGTGAACACCAACTTCCGGGCCACCTGCTTGGTATCGCCAGACCAGGTTATCTTCTCCACCACCTGACTGAAGTCCTTGTTCTCAATTATCAGTTTAATCATGGGATCACCAACTTCTGCCCTGCATAGATCAGATTGGGGTTTTTGAGAATATCGGTGTTTGCCTGGAAGATCTTCCGATACTGTGCGCCATTGCCATAGTACTTCTTGGCAATACCCCACAGCGTTTCTCCGCTCTTGACCAGGTGCGTCCGGGCGTTGGTGGTACCGCTTCCGCCGCCCATATCGCTGCTGTTGGGCCTATCCTTCAGGCCGTTGGCCAGCTTGGCGGTGGCCGTCGTTTGCACCACCGGGATATTCAGGAAACGATACTCCGTCAGGGTCAGAGAGAAATATACATCCTCATCACCCTCTCGGTGGTGGGTGGAGAGGTTATCAATGCCCATGGCCAGATTGAAGTCACAATCGCTGATGATCACTCGGATGGGTTGCCCGCTGTCCTTCCACTTCTTCAGCATGGCGATGTACTCCATCGGCTCCATGGACGCCAGCCGGGCAAAAGGGGACTTGGGCGAAGGGAAAAAACTGGAGAGGGTTCCTGATACAAGCCCTCGGTTCCCGATCAGGAGCGCCTCTCCAATATTCAGAAGGGTAATGCGCTGGTTGTTTTGTGCTTCCGTGAATTCAAACTCCTGGGGGTTTATAGGAAGTGTGAACGCTTCCTGGTGGTTATTGTAACTAAGTTCAATGATGCGCTGCTTCAAAAGCGTTCACTCCTTCCTATGCAGGCTGTGGCATATTCTTCAGGGCCTGGATCACCTTCTTGGCCACCGCCTCACCTATGGCGTCAATGTCACCGTCCTCCCGAACGATGATGGTATCAGCCAGCTTGGCAATGGTCAGGGTGAT